AAACATATTGGATGAGTTTTACTCTGCTTTAGCTAGAAATGATGCTAGAGCCTTCCAACGTGTACACATTCCTATGAGTGACGTGTTTTACGTTAGAGCTGCAATAGAAGCAGACACTGGAATACGCTATACTCTTGATCACGTAGAACGAGCTATGTACCTTGAGGGTATGTTAGACCGTAAAGACGTGTTAGACCCTGATAGAAAGCGACCCTATGCCGACCCCTAGAAAGAAGAAACGTAGCAAACAGCCTTATCAAGAGACTGCTGAGCAGAAAAAGAAGAGAGCTTCACGTAATGCTGCACGTAATAAGATGATTAAAGCAGGTAAGGCTAAGAAGGGTGACGGTAAGGACGTTGATCACAAGGATGGCAACCCTAAGAATAACAATAAAGAAAACCTTCGTATGAAAACTAAGAAGGCTAACAGAAGTTTCAAACGTAACAGCAAAGCAGGAAAGAGATAACATGCCTAACTTTAAGAATTGTAGTACATGCCCAACTAAGGCTAAGTGTGCTAAAGCAGGAAAGTGTCTAAATAAAAAGAAGAGTGGCTACTCTAAGGGTGGCATGACTAAGAAGATGGGTTACAACAAGGGTGGCTACGCCAAGTGCGGTGCATCTTATAAGGGTTAAGCATGGCTAAGTCTCCTACACCTACCAATAAGAAGTTGTATGCTACTGTTCGTGCTGCGGCTAAGAAGAAGTTTAAAGTATGGCCTAGTGCGTATGCATCATCTTGGCTTGTAAAGGAATACAAGAGAAGAGGGGGTAAGTACAGTGGCTCGAAAGCAAACAAAGTCAGCAAAAAAGCCTAAGAAGGGTGGCTTAGGTAAATGGCATGGCGAGAAGTGGGTAGACGTTAAGACAGGTAAGCCTTGTGGACGTAAATCCGCTTCTAAGTCTAAACGTCCCTACCCTGCTTGTAGGCCAAAAGCTGTAGCAGGTAAGATAACTAAGAAAGAAGCGGCTAAGAAGACTAGCTCTAAAAAAGTAAAATGGTCTACTACAGCGTCTGGTAGAAAGAGGAAAGCATAATGGCTATACCTGAACGGGTCAAAACTAAAATGAAGAGCGCTGGGTTAAAAGGCGTTAATAAACCTCAACGGTTAAACGACGATAGTGGTAAATCCCATCACGTAATGGCTTCTGAGGGTGGTAAGTACAAGTATATTAAGTTTGGCGAGAAGGGTGCAAGCACTGCAGGTAAGCCTAAGTCAGGTGAATCTGATAGAATGAAGAAGAAACGTGCTTCATTTAAAGCTAGACACGCTAAAAACATCAAAAAAGGTAAGATGAGTGCAGCTTACTGGGCAAATAAGGTAAAGTGGTAGCATGTCGTTAAACAATTTAGGTAAACCTGCACGTATGAAGTCTGTTTATGGACACAATACAGGTACAACTGTAGAAGATGTGTATGTATGTCCTGCTAATTGTACTGCTGAAGTAACGTTTATACACGTTGTTAATGGTGCTACTAGCGGAAGTAACACTGTTTCAGTACAATGGTATGTTGCTTCAGCTAATTATACGTCTCATTTCTTAAGTGCTAAGGCTATTACCCACAGTGACTACATCTCTTTCCCTAATATAGACTTAATACTGCAACCTGGAGACAAAATACAGGTATTACCGTCCAGCGCTGGGCATATTGATACAATATTAACAGTAACAGAGACGTTTGTACCTGTAGGGTAAATAGTTATGCCAAGAACATAACGGGTATGCAGAATTATCTGTATAAGATCAACTACATATCAGTATAACTGTGTGCGTAAAGGCTACAATGGGTAGTCTTAAACGTATAAAGGTATACAAATTATGTTTAAATCAATATTTTCAGCTATTTCTGGCGTAAACAAATCAATTATTAAGTCTCGACAAGCTAGTGCAGACTTATACTTACTACAAAACCTAACAGATAGAGAATTACAGGATATAGGTGTTACTCGTGGTGATCTCATACATAGGTACTACAACAAAGACTAAGATACTGCTTGCATTTGTATTTTTGCTAAGTATAACTACTGCTTGTAGTACTCAATCATTAGTAATGCCTCTCTCTTGTCCTCCTGATAATAAGAAATGTCAACGGAATTTAGATGCACAAACATTATCTCTCATCGGTCAAGAAGCTGCAGCACTACAACTTATGTGTATGGACTCTGATCTTACAGATGTTCTTGGCGACAAGTGTACAAAGTAATGATGTAACTGGTGATTTTAGTAATAACTATCAAGACTCAAACGTAGATAGCAATAACACTTCTACAAATGAGACTAATAATTACAATGCAACGGGAGCTGGTGAAAAAGCTCCTGTTATGTCCAGTATAGCACCTACAGTTATGGGTGGTGGTGGAAACGATTCCTGTTTAATGCCTACGACGATGGGCTTTCAGGTAAGTTTGTTTGGTTTATCTCAGGGTGCAATGGTACAAGATGCGTACTGTAATAGACGTAAGAACGCTAGACTTTTAGGGACTCCACAACAGATAGGGGGTCTTGGTTTACAAGTTTCTGGGATATCTACAATCTGTGGTGATCCAGATGTTTTTAAGGCCATGATTTTAGCCAGTACACCCTGCCCTATCATGGATGTTTTAACTGGCAAGCTACTGATGGGTAAGGATGCAGTAGATAAATATAGAGAAAATCCTCAAGCGTTTATCGTGGGGTATGAAGAAGACAAAGAGTTTTGGGACAGTCTATTAAGAATTGGAGAGGATTTAACGGATGAAATCAATGAAGCAAAAGTTGCTAATAACAGCAGGGACACTCGCTCTATTAGTGAACGGTTCAGGTCTACTCGCAGAGTCACTTCCACCACCCGACTACAGCCAGACGGGGGATCAGAAGATACAGTCACTGATTGATTCTATTAATGTAATAGACAATCGGTTACAACTATCTTTGAACTTAGGTATTGGTGCAGTAGGTTATGCTGAAGTTGGTGGTGTTATTGTTGATGGAGCATTAGACGGTGCTAAAGTAACTTCGGCAATGCTAGGCGCTTACTTAGATGCTAAGAGTAAAGTTATGAACCATGACTATGCTACAGCAGAAAATGCGAATCAATTGTTTGTACAAGAACATACTGCGGCTATGAATAACTTAGTTGCGGCTGTTGATATACTTGGTGATGCTACATCTGTATTAATGACTGCTACATCCGTTGCTGACACTGCTTCAGAAGCAGATACGAAGCCAGAACAGGTTGCATTACAAGAGATGATGGCTACAGATGAATATAGCCTTGACGCTTCTGAAGTTGACGACTATAATAACGCACTTGATGCAGTAGCAGAGTACGCTCAACAAGCAGGTGCTTTCATGGCTGCAGCTAACAACACGGAGTTGACTACAAGTATAGATAATTATACGGCGGCTAATAATATAATGGTTGGAACATATACAGCTATTACATATACACAAGCAGTTGACGAGTTTGTTATATCTTGGGATGATTCAGGGTACGGCACTGGTTGGAATGGTTATCTTACAGACGATATGAAAGATGCAGACGATGTATATGGCGCAGGAGCTTACATCATGCAACACGGGTCAGCTTCCTCTAACATGTAGGAAACATTATGATAGAAGATGCGGAAGTTAAAGTTGGTGGGTTTACTTTTAAAGGGTGGTACATAGCTGCTGCCCTGCCAATACTAGGATCTCTTAGTGGCGGTATATATTATGGATATGACACACTACAAAGGTTCTATGCTGTAGAATCAGGTATTGAGACAGTAGTAGAAGCTTCAGGTAAGTTTAACTCTAAGTCTAACGAACTAAGTACACGCATTCAAACAGTTGAATCTAGTCTGAATGTAGATATACAAAGTGTACACGCAGACTTAACAGTTAAATCACAGGATATGGAAGCTGATCTTAGCTCTCGTATTCAAGCAATAGAACAGGCGGTAGCAGACAATGACGTTAGAGGTCTTAACACAAGGTTGTCAACGATTAGCACACAGATGCAAACAATCTTGGAACAACAGAAAGAGTTGCTTGACTTACGTAGTCAAGTTGAGAGATCTACTGGGATCACTGATAGTCTGGGTGATAAGCTTAACGAATACCAAACTGAAATAGATGATATATGGAAAGCATATGATTCTCTTGTGGACAACCCACTATAAGGAAAGCCAATGGCACGTAATTTAACCCCAAACCAACAAAAGTTTCTCGAAGTCTTGTTTGACGAGGCAGGTGGAGACGTGGTTTCAGCAAAAAAGATAGCAGGATACAGTGAAAATACACCTACGAGACTTATTGTCGAATCTCTCAAAGATGAAATTGCCGAAGCTACCAGAACGTACTTCTCTAGGACTGCGCCGAAAGCTGCAATGGCTATGGTCAATGCTTTGTCTGATCCTACGGAGCTTGGTATCAAAGATAAAATGGCTGCTGCAAAAGATCTACTTGATCGTGCAGGGTTGGGTAAAGTCGAAAAA